GTCATCTTCAAACTTTTTTCATAAATTCTATCTAGCTTCGGTCTTTCGCTAGCCATTTTACCGCTCCAATATTCTTGCTCTTCAGGAGTTGTGGCACCTGCCAATTGAACCTGTGCATATTGGAACGCACCGCTTACATCGCCATTGGCTATCTTTTGATTCAAGATTATTTGACTAGCTTGTAAGCGATCATTAATAGCAATCTTTCTAGTTTGCTCTTGCAACGTAAAATAATTTTTATATGCCGCCCTAGCTTCATCCTCAGCTTTCTTAATTTGGTCTTCGGAATACTTAGGGCTGCCGCCGCTAGACATTGGGGCATTTCTCATTAAGCTCTTATAATGTTCTGCGCTTGCCGTATAATATCCACCAGCTTTTAATTTATCAGCATATTCATCTATAGATTGTGCATTGATAGCATTATTAGGAATGATATATCCTTTCATCCAATCATCAACAAACTCTTCATCAGAATTGTACATTTTATAATAATTTGTACCACCATCAGTCTGTTTGTTTTCTTCACCATTTGGTTCAACCTGTGTTAAACCTGCGTAATTGTGATTTTCTCTAGCAAGCCTGCTTAATTCACCGCCAACTGTACCTTCTGCATATAATTGTCGATATGCGATTTCAGTATTAATACCATATTTTTTATTAGCATAAACAGCCATATCCCATAACTGTTTGTTTTGACCAACTCCACCTTTAATGGCTTCTTCGTTTTCAGTTTCCATCTTGGCTCTAACATACATGGCAGCGCTGCTCATTCCTGAGTTTAAATCATGTCCATACATCTGATACAACTTAGCATGTGTATTATTATCATTAACTAGTTTATTAATGTTCATTTGACTGGACATTTTTTTATATGGCGTCAACACATCTTCACTAACAACACCACTTAATGAAGTCAATAAATTTTCAACTTTCGTTGAATCATTTTCTGCCACGGATCTATCAAGTAAATACTTTCCTGTTTGGTCTGTATTAGCACGGATTTTTTCATTAATCTGCTCATCATCTAGTCCCAATTCCTTACCAGTAGACCTATACAAATCACCCATCAATGTAATTGTTTTCATTTGGTCAGCCATGTTGTCAGAACGGATAGCAGAATCACGAAGATTTGTAATTTGATTTTGCGTAGCTGTACTTAACGCCGTTTCATATTGACCTCTTGAATATTTGGATATGTTATTGTAATCAGTTGTCTTAGATGTTTCAACGGCTTTTATAAAGGCATTAATAGCATCATTCGTTCTGAATTTATATTTACCCATGATTTCACGTTGTATTTTATCTACACCAGCATTATAGTCAGGCAATATAGATTGAGCATTCATTCCTTTACGATTCATCAGCCCGTCTTTATCATCATTCAACAGTTGGTTAGTACTATTATTGAACTCATTAATAGCATTGGTTACATCGATGTAATCTTTTCGTTTGTCAATTTCCATCCATGTATTTGTTGCATCTTGTAAGGCTTTACTCATAGCATTTAAGCCACTTACATTACCACCATATGCCGTTTCATTACTAGAAGCCTGTGTGCTACCTTGAATTGTATTTAATTTTTGGGTTGGATCATAATTAATAAATTTCATATCCTACCTCATTTTATAATCACGCTTAACAGTTACGACTGGGCCTTTATCTGTATACCCTACAGGGTCACCACCATATGTAGTCGTCATCTTGCCACCTGCGTATTGTTGTTTAATACCATACATAGATGATGCGGCACCAAGAATGCTACCTACCATTGCCAAATTGCCTTGACGTCGTGCATTTTTAGCAGAAGCACGTGCGGCATTAGCCTCATTCTGATAGTTCATACCGTTCATATATTCATTGTAAATAGCATTATTCTTATTTTGTTCCCAATTGTAGATGTCTTTGTTGTATTCATCATAACTAGATGCCATCAATTGTAATGGGGACCCTGCCATTTGCAATCCTCCTGCCCCTGCCTCGGCTGCATTTGTGCCAGCTACAAGCTTCATACGGTTATCCATCTTGTCCCGCTCTTGTAATTGTTGCATAGCAATTTGTTCTTGTTTGCGGTCAGATATTCGCTTATTAGCCTCAGCCGCTTGTGCTTGGGCGTTGTACATTGAAATTTGCGCTTTTGTTTGTTGATGTTGCGCAATCATCCCTATGCCGGTACTGACTGCGGTTAAGATTGCCGCTGCGGGTAAGCACATATGAAGTCCTCCTTCTTAAGAGTGAATAATTCTAAATCGCCAACTTTTACAGTTGGATGAATAACGGCCCCAATCGATTCGAGCCATCGCTTTGTTTTAATGTTAGTTGTGTGAACGTAATTAAATAGCCATTCCCTAGTCTTTAACCATTCAGCAATAACTTGATTGCTTAACTTGATAAAACGCATCTGCCATCGCATATCGTTTTCTAATACTTTATTACCTAGAAAATAAATCCCATACATTCCGTTAACTGGTTCTTTTGCAATCCCATATACGCAAATAGCCACATCGTCTTCTACAACGACATGGCTTTCATAATCAGATTTGCAAATCTCGGAACAGAAATCTTTGAAAGGGTATAAACGATTCACCTCTTGGACTTCTATGGCATCTATCGCCCTTAGATTAACTTCTAGGTCCTGAATTAATTTATCTCGCCGTGTAGGCTCAATTTCGTCAATTTTATAGTCCCGGAACATCTCTTAGTCCTCCGCCAATTTCAACAATACGAGTTATCGATAATAAATAAAATGGAAACGGATCACTATGCTTAATACATATCGATGTATCGGTTGAATAATTTATTCCCATTTTAGGTAGGATTACAGGCTTATCACCTGTAAACAATTCATTTGGTGGTAATGTAATATCATCCATTCTGTCAAATGTACGGCCAACTTTGCCGCCAAACGATTTATACATGCGAAGCACTACTCTTGATACTGTAGCAACTCGGCCTTGTAAAGTACCATCGTTTATTTGTTGTTCTACGCTAGGTATTTTAATTTTAGTAGTGTAAGGCAAACCAACAGTAATTACATTTGCTTTGCCATCCAATTTAATAACACCAGTTGGTGGTACTACCCTAGATGGCATCTGTTGTCCATCAATTACTATGTCTACCATTTGCCCTACTAAATGAGGTGCGTTGATGTAATCAGTCTTAATTGAATTAGCGACTTTAACATAGCAATCTAAGAACACATCGGAGTTATCTTCTGTATACAACGGAATACTACGTTCAATGCATTTCACACTCTTATTATTAATCACACGATCCACAACAAAATAGATTGTGTCTTGCTCACCCTCTGCTACACTTTCTACATATCGATATTTACCATTCGTTACAAAGTGCGACCATCCATACACTTTTTGCTCTGGGATATAAGTTAAACAGTTGAGTTGCCCATCATCTCGAACGTAATAAATAATACTGTCAGGGTCTTGTGCATAAGCACTTGTTACTGCCAGATGACCTTTAACCAATGTTTTAACAAACAATGTAAGGTCTTGCCCTGTGTAGTTATCGCTCTCATAAGAGTAACCCATATCACGAACAGTACCGCCACGCTCTTGAACAAACACGCACCGATTACCTATGAATTGAGGTTCACACGATAAGGCCCCTCGTTGGGTTTGTGTTTTTAAATTGCAGTTGGTAGGCGTAATGGTTTTATCACCTCTTACAATCCACTCATTACCGCTTGTAAGAATGATTAGATCGTTAGCTGGTACGAGATGACGAATCTCACACATCTTGCGATTAATAACCGGCAAGGTGATTGCACTATCATCTGTGATAGTGCCTTCCACCTTTTCGACACCAAAATTTGGATAATCACCAGTACGGCTAAACCATATGAAGTTAGGCTTGCTATCAGTAGCAGCAACTACAAATCGGTCTTGATAGAATGTACAAAGTTTAGGATAACCTCTGCCTCTATTCCAACTGCCTAATTTCCATTGGTAGCTAGGCTCACCCTCTTTAATACCATTCAGAACATTAACCTTTGCATTCTTAGCATCAGTTACGCTTTTAATCTCAACGATACCATATTGAGTGAACGGCATAATAGATAAGTCGCAATTCACAGAACCACTCTTAATATCCGATACATATTTAAGCCTTGCTCCAGCCTCTATCTTTCCTGTATCAGTAACATTGTAGTCATTCTTAGATGTATACGTTCTGTAATCTTTCCAAGTCTGACCATCATTGTTAGAAATCTGTAACTTGACTGTACCCTCCCATGTGCCGTGCGTTGTGAATTTCCATGATAACTCGGTATCAGTACTAAATGCTCCAACATTGTAATTGATGTTGTTGTAGGTTTTTTCGATAGTCTGTGCTTGCATATAGCGTTTTACTTTTTTCTCTACCACTTCGCCAGCTGACTTAGTATGTACCGCCTCAACGTAATATGCAATCTGAATAACACTACCTACCATATCTTGTGTGAAGAGGTCTTTTGTGGATGTGATCGTATCGCCATTAACTGTCAATGTATGCCCATTGTCCGTGTTGATTTCATCATAAGGTTGTTCAGTTAGCTTATATGTACTCATTCTCCAGTCAGTATCACTATATCGTGATAGCGTTTGAATAGGGTACTTGCCACTACAGATGAACATAACATCACCAGATTGGTTACAATTTAAATCAAACAATATATCGCTAGTGAAAGGAGTCGTAACTTCAATACCGGTATAAATTCCGTAATTCCATACACGAATATATTTGTCACCAAATTCGAGCATGAAAGAATTATTGGTGTTTGTCGTAAATTCAAATAATCGTGTTGGCTTATCACTATATTTAACTTGCCCCACGTATTGGCTGCCTTGACGCTTAGCAACGGCCCCATACGGTCGAATAACCACATTTTCTGCTTCCAATAAAGCACTTTTGTATTGCTCCAAATCAAATCGACTCGATACATCCGGCGACACCTCGCCAGTTGTAAATGCTAATTGCGATATATAAAGAGGATTACTCATTACCAATCCCTCGCTTTCACATAGCTAGATATATATACTGTATCTTGTTTACGCTCTTTTGCGTTCATCCCTTTAGCCTCTTGAACTGCCGCTTGATACAATTTGTAAGCTTGGTCAAACAATCCTCTATCCCCAGTGAGCGGCATAGCTAATGCACTAGCCAATTTGCATTGCAACATATACAAGGATATCGAATCCCAAACGTCTAAATCTGTCACGTCATATATATAATCAATGAATGCTAGTGGCATATCGCTCACTATGCATTTTTTGTTATTTCCAATATTAAATATATTGTATTCCGGTTGCGATTCAGCATGGAAGCGATCGCCTTGTGGAATAACACCTAAAATGCGGATACACTTTTCAGGGTACGCATATACATAATTCCACCCATTAATTTTATGAGCTGACAAAACTAATCTTTCATTTTTGCGAGCAAAATTCCATTCAAATTGTCGCAATACCAACTGTCTAGTTGGGTTATATTGCATACGGCATTGGCGACCTTGCTCAGTTTCTTCTTCAAATGAATAAAGCAATCCTGCGTTAATTAATGCAAGTGCTTGATTACAAATATCAGTAGGTGTCATATTTCCCCCTATATGGTAATAGAGGGATGCATAAGCACCCCTCATATTGTCACTTATTCTTCCGTAGTATCGGTTTTCTTTTTGTTTGTTTTCTTAGGCTTTTCGTTGCCAGTATTTTCATCTGGTGGATTTTCATTGCCTGTATTGTCACCTTCAGTATTTTCATCTGGTGGATTTTTGTCACCCGGTTCTGTTTCATTACCCGGTTCGGTTTCAGTAGGCTTTTCGTTTCCTATAAATTCAAAACAATCTTTTCCAAAATCATTGATCACATCTTCTGGAATATCAATTGTTTCGCCTTTATCAACAAGGCCGTGCATAGTTAGATACATTTTTTGTTTAGTTGTTACTAACATAATTACACCACCTTATCGAGCAATATTCGTATCAAATGTAAGGAATGCGGTAATAGTACCCGCAGTCATATTGTTCGCATTTATGCGAATAAACTTCTTCGCACCAGCTGGAATACGCATTACACGTTCTTCGCCAGCTTTTGCATTAGCAGGTAATGTAACACCAGTCAATAATTTAGCATCAGCCATATTTTCCTTATCGGAAGTATAGACATTGAATAAACCTGTACCGGTTACGTCTGCATCAATACGAATGACTAACCAAGGAGCGACAACTGCGTCTCCACCTTCACCATTCATTACAACATCAGAGTTTGTATTAGTCGTGATAGCTTTCTTCCAAAAGAATACATTTTCTTTATCAATCATCATAGTTTGGTTACCCCCTATTATCTAACTTGTTGCTCACCAATAATTAATGCATCAGTACGACGTACTGGAATACCGTTAAAATCAACGACGATTTTACCCGGTTCTTGACCTGCTGCAGTTTGATATTGATGACCTTTATTAAGTTGTTTACGTAAGAAACCACGAACAGTTTTGTTCATATACCATACCGGACGGCCCATGCCAAGGTTAGGAATTTTTTCTTCCGCATCAATCATCAAGTTGATAAGGTCAGCGCCTGCAGATGCATCTTTTGTAAGTTTAGATACATCAATGTTCGCAATACGAACTGCATAGCGCCAATCACGTACTGTTAAGCCCAAGTCCCAAGAATAATGAGTTTGGTATGCTTTGTACTTTCTACCATCGCTATCAAGTGCATCAACTACACCATCTGGGTCAATATTAAAGCCAGCCTTGCCACCTTTAGGGAAGAAACCATACATAGTGTTAGGACCCCATACACAAAGCCAAATGGATGTTAATTGATTTCCGGTACCACCTGCATCAATAAGGTTTTCTGCAGAACGAGCAGTTTTATCATTGTATCTTGGAGATAAACCAATAAACTTTTCAGGCTCAGCTTTAGAACCATAAAATAAAGTAGATGCCATTTCTTGGTTCATAGATTCCAAGAATGCACGATCTTCTTGTAAACGAAATTCAGCAGCATTATTAGAAATATCTACCAATTTACGGTCAACAACTGCATATGCTTCAAGCATACCGCAGGCATCCGTAATTTGAGCTGTTTTAGATTTATCTTGGTTAACACCACTGTTAAATAAACGCCAAGTTGCTTTTGGTAAACCAGTACGAATGGTAGTCATATTACCAGTTTGAAGATTCCCTTCAAGCATTGTCATATCCGTTAGAATCTCATTGGTTTGGTTCATCATTTCAACAATTTTGTCGAGATGACCATCACCTTTTACACGTTGTGCTACATCAAGTAGAGTAGGATTTAATGTTCCAATTGCCATTTAATTTCTCCTTATTTTTTCATGTCACTATAAATAGATTCAGCCAATTGTTGTTCAGTTGTAATTTCATGGCTGCCTTTAGAATTACCCACGCCCGGGTCTTCCTGAACCATTTCACCAACGGCCGCAAATACTTTAATCATGTTGATATTGTTGTCGATGTGACTATCAACAAGTAATTGACGTAATTCCGGTACCGCTTTAGTTAGTACTTCGATGCCTTTGCCTGCAAGAACTACAGTTTCATCGAATTTACCGCCTAATTCTTTTTTGGCGTGTTCATAATCCGCTTGTTGCTTTTCAACAATTGCTTGTTCTTGCTGCTCTTGATAAGCAGTCAAGATGTTCTGTGCATACTGACTGCCAAACTTGGCTAGTTCAACAGCCTGTTCCTGTGTAGCACCGACTTGGTTAAGTAATTTGCTAAAGTCTGCAGATACAGTTTCATCAAGTTCAGTACCTTCAGGGAACACGGATTTGAAATCATAAACTGTTGGTTCAGCAGGTGGCGTATTATCACCGCCTAGTACAGATGGATTACTACCTTCGCCATCTGGTTTAGCAGGTGGTTCAGTAGGTGGCGTAGGATTATTTTGGTCCGGATTCGTGCCCGGTTCATTGCCAGTCATGTTATTGTTAGCACCCATATTTTCTTCAGCCATTTTGTTTCTCCTTTTCGACTAAATTATTAAAATATTCTTGTTGCCCGATATATTCGAGCTGCGCTTGATGGTACTGTTTAACGCCATCGGTGCCTAATTTAACTAGGTCCTTATGGAATAACAGCCCTATCGAACGCCTTCCTTCGTTAAAATACGTCTCACTATTTCCAGTAAACGATTGCTTTAAGATGCCCGAGCGATCCATTAGGCGACAAAAAAACCACCTACCTAGCTCTGTGCTAAGTACGTGGTTGAGAGCTTGCATATCTCGCTCTTGCATATAATCTTTAATAGTTTTCTTCATCTAGACACCGTCCATTCCTAGCCACTGCTGTAATGCAGGATTGCCATCATTGGCGGCATCTGTTGCTTGTTTGGCCGCACTAGCCATTTGAGGTGCTAGTTGAGCCGCTTGCATTAACTGCATTTGCTGCTCCTGTTCAGCCTGTGCTTGTGCTTGTTGTGCTAAGATTTCTTGATATTCATCATCAGAACGAATAATCTTAGCCGGAACACCGAGATTTACACCGTATGTATTGGCCGCTTCCTCAAAGTTGAACTTGTTGACGATATTAGGATTAGCTTGTGCCAAAGACATAATAAACGCAAAATACTGTTCGATATTTACCAATGAACTCATCTTTTGCGCTTGGGCAAGTGGTGAGATATATTCAATCTTCACTTCTTGACCGTTTAATTGGTCTAAGAGTTCCTCATCATCAACAGGTGGAAATACACCGGCACGATCTAGTACCGAATACACACGTTCAATGATTGGATTCAAGAATTCAGAGAGTAACCGTTCAACCACAGGACCTAATTGTTGTAATTTTTCTTGAGTTCTCTCCATAACCTCCCGAGCCGTCATCTGGCCCTTATCGATTTGATCTAACATCAAGAATAAATCCGCACTATAGGCTCTCTTGATTGAATCCTCTGTTACTGCAATCTTATTTTGAATATCTTGTAAATTAGACTGTACAGCAAACATCGGTTCAACTTTATGTTGCCCCTCAATCTCTGTAATGCCACCCGGATACAAGTTAACCGTACTGATAACATCAGATGGTGCTTGCATAGGAGGCTTAACACCCAATTCAACAGCTGTTAGATAATCGAATTCCAACTTCTGCAGCATTTGTGAATCTGGTTGCGCAAACCATGCGGCACCCTTACCGTAACCATTCAAGTCCATCGACGTATGCCGAGCGATTGGAATTGGCCACTCTTCAAAGCCACCATGATATAACACTTCATCGCTATTACTGCCTTCAACCCAATAAATGGACGAGTATGGCATATTGCGACGTCCTAACTTATCCTTACGGTCTTTGTTAGGCTCAACCAACCAATTGACTGTGAATGATTGTTGCAAGCTATTTCCGTTATCGTAAATATTCTTTATGTTATCCGGACAATTTTCATACCCGAACTGTTCGACAATCTGATCAACTGTCATTTTGTATTTACGGCCAAAAATATTTACGATTTCCTTGCTGTTAGTACTAATAGCATAGGTACCTATCGGATACGATGTGAAACGAACACCAGATTCACTATCAGCAAATATTCCCATAGGAGCTTGACCCATGGTTAGTTCCATGTAAACTTGGTGAACTATGCTGTAGAAATTGGATTTAGCAAGAACCGCATACAAGATCTCCTCTCGTTCATCCAATAATTCAGCGACTTGGCTATTAGCTGCTACATCGATATTCTCCATGGTTAGCTTAAACCATTTACGGCTTGGTGGAGTAAGTCCGCTCATAACACCACTGGCAAATATTTGGCAACTTTCCCAAGCTACCGGATTTAGGATTTTACCGTTATAAGGTTCTGATTGATCTTCTTCACCATCAAATTGACCAATAAACGGCAACTGATAGTCACGCAACTGCTTCCACTTATTTACATATCGTTGCTGCGCATTAAATAGCTGAGAGAATTTCTTTCTCAATTTCGTATAATCACGCCTAACAGGTTTAACGCCCTCCGTAGGTTGTCTAGCCAGTAAAGATTCCATTTCCGCCATGCTATCCCCCTAAAATTGATTTCTGTCCGCCCACAGTCGGACCTAAGATAGTAGATTCAAAGCCACGTTTGAATTTGCGTTTAGTTTCTGCCATTTCCTCACCAGTCTGATTACTCATATTCGTTTGAACAGTTGGAGCTGGAGCAGGTGGTGTATAGTTAGCAGATGCACTCTTCATACACATCTTTATTCCTCGCTTTCTAACAAATTAAAAAGGACTGTAACTTGTATTAGCTACAATCCTATTGCCTGTTTCGCTTTTTTTAACGACCCGCGCAGCAAAGGTCAAGGCGAGAGCATCCCCTTTATTCGGAGATGGCAACCCTCGGTCTTTCATATCTTTTTTACTTTCAAGCTGAATGCGACCATTCTTATCAATGATCGCTTCAGGCCCTACGATATCATCGTATAAGGCTTGGTCATTTGGTGGAATAGAACCACCCTCACGGAGCCATTCTTTCATCTGTCCCCACATGTAGGCTCTCATATTGAGGTATACAGGGTCATTACTCTTACCGCCAAACTCAATTAATCGCCATTTGCGCCCTAATTGCTTACCGATAGAATATATTCCTGTACCGTACCCCATATCAATGAATACAGCATCAGCTTTGTATTCGTCCTCGAACTGAGCAATCAGTTGAGCCATGCGCCAATCATCATCATTCTTAGGAATAGATGCAAGCGACTTCATAGAGTAACCTTGACGCATTACTATTTCTAAGGAGTCTGAACCAGTCCATGCAGGATCCACACCAATGATTACAGGTAGATGTTCAAATGCTCCCGGCTTATAAGATTGTTTTTGTGCTTTGTCAGCAATTTCAGTAGAGATAAATTGCAAATCCGATGCGGAAGGGAACACACCACGCACACGAACTTTGAAGAAGTCGGAATCCTCACCGTAAGCCTCTAACCATTCTTCAATCTTAGCTTTGTTAGATATCTTAACGGTTCTACTATCAATCTGATATGTATTCCAGAACTTTCTATATTTTCTAAAACATTCACGGAACCGCCCACTATTACGAGTAGGGTTACCAAATGCACACCAAATAATTTCCGTGTTAGCATCTGTAAGAGCCCCTTCAGTTACTTCCCAAATGACATCATCAATAGCAGAGGCTTCATCAAATAGAACCAATATCCGATTACCTTGATTGTGAAGACCGGCGAATGATTCAGGGGAATTCTTACTCCAAGGAATAGCATCAATACGCCATGTTTTTTCGTAGTCTTTATCACTACTGAATATAGCTGTTGCCGTATACGTAAATAAATCTTTAGCAATGAACATATTGTGCCACTTACTAAGCTCTGGCCATGTTTTTGTTCTGAGCTGACCTTCTGTATTAGCAGTTACTACGCCACGAGTATTCTCATGAGTAGATATTGCAAAATGAATAAGCCATGATATCAGTGCTGATTTGCCGATACCATGGCCAGATGCTACCGCCTCTTGAATAGCGGTTTGTAGTTCTTTGCCCTTCTTTAATTGTTCACCTATATCTTTTAAGATTTGTATTTGCCATTCATCAGGCCCTTCCATATCTTCCAATGGCGTCCCCGGCTCTCCCCAAGGATAGGCAAAATATACAAACGCTAACGGATCATGTGTAAGAGCGCCTAATGCCTCTATTAACTCATCATGTTTTTCCATTAGCTTTCTCCCGTGCAGCTTTCAATTTATCCATAGCAGACACCGTAAGCTCACCTTTGACATCGATATTTTTAGTATCTCTCCACTTTTCAGGATTACGGTTTTTCAGCCAGAATATTTGAGCCGTAACATCCGGAGGCTGTTGTTTCTTTACAACTTTAACAAGCTTTCCATTCTCGTATGTTTTCTCTTCATATTCGTAACCTATAGCACGTTTATGTAATGCATTTTCAACTTCAAGGTCAATGACTTCCTTCCCTCTTTTAAGGGACTGCAAAAACTGCGGCGAACTCTTTTTCCAGTCGTATAAAGTTCTAATCGAAATACCTATATTTTTTGCTATTTGCTCATCAGTAAGGCCATCACGAGCCCAACCTTCCGCACGCAATAAATTATCTGGGTCAGTTAGCCAGTTTTTTCTATTTACTCGCAATGGATCATCACCTCACTTTAATGTATTACCGCCCTTGCGAATCATCTTCCCATTTTTCCTTACACATAATCCGCATGAATTTTTGCTAGCGCTTGAATGCGTAATATAGGATTGACATAGGCCATCGTAAAATATTTCATTGGCCGTACATATTCCATTTTTATTATTCAAGCATTTGTGCTTGATGCAGTGTATTTGTGTCATAATTTTCTGTAACAAAAAAGGCACATCAATTACGATGCGCCTTTTTTGCGTTTGGTATTCTAAATGCTTAGGAGATGAACTCATGTTCTTCCACATACAATATATCATAGATATAGGGGACTTAAAAGGTCGATATTAGCCGTTTACCGCCGATTTCCGTCGGAGTTTATACCCGAGCTCAACAAGTGCCAAATTCTTATATTCTTTTCCTTGTGATTCGCCGTAACCAACAAATGAATATGCCCCCTTAGCAGACATACCATTGATATATTGTTGCATGAGGATAATCGAGCCAACCGTATTAGTTAATGTATCGATCATATGACAAGCATCATCACGTTTAGTCAGTAGTTCATGGATTTGACGTTTATACCTCATTTCCATATTTAGTAGCCGATTAATATCATCTTCAATTCCTGATGGTTCACCGCCGTCTACTCGTTCTTTCCCGTAGTTTACTGCACGTAATGATGTGATATCGCTTTTAATACGTTGGATATTACGCTTTAACGATTTAATCCTCAATGCTGCCTTACTCGCTTCGTGTAAATACTCATATGCCAGTTCACGATATTCTTTTTTACTAAGTTCTACCATAGGACCACCACACAGACAATATTTAAAACAAACAGAATGCTACATATTACCATATCCAGTATTTGTGATCTAATTATTTTCTGCAATTGCATTCTATATGCATCAGAAACCATAAAATATTTTAATGCGGCGGCTTCACGATAAGAGTAATAGGACATTTTAAAAATAACCACAAGGTAAATCACCAGTAGAATGTTTATAACAACCATTTCATTCATGGGTATCACCTGCTAACTTTATACAAGATTTCAATGTATTAGATATTGTATTTTGTTTTATTTCATCATGTACTGCATCCCACATTAACTTATTTCTGTTTTCAAATACACGGAAGTACTCAGCTAAAACATGGCGTTTTATGCTATACACAAATTCTTCTAAAGACATCTTTGAATATTGAATTTCCATTAAACCTATACTGTGTTCAATGTGCACATCGCAAATGTCATATTGGATTAAAAAACTATTAAAATCATATTTAATTTTAGGTATAAAAACATCATTAATATTAACAATGGTTAACGCACAGGATAAAAGGTTAATAGTATTACCTATTCCTTCTTCAAATAACGTACTATAAAGTCTCATACTCACCTCTTATGATAGGACGGATATTTCACCGCCCATATCCTTTACTTAATCAACACATGTATTAATGACACTACACACACAATTACAATTAAACCACCAATGCCCATATACAACTTTAGGTTATCTATTTTTTCTTCCGTTTCCCTAACATATCGTTGATGTTCCATTATCTTTTTAGCTATCTCTACTTCATAGCTAATTCGCAACATCGCTAATTCAACTTCTAATTGTTTTTTAGTATACTTCTGCTTCATTACTCACCTTTAATACACACATTTTTAGTTTTGCAGTATACATCAATATATGTTTCATTACGATCGCCATTATGTGTAACTTCGATAAATTCTTCGATAGTCCGACCACTAACAATGGCTTTCCAGTTTTGTAGGGTTTTACAAAACCAAACAATGAACATATCTTCTGGTTCAACAGTTTGATAACCCAAATTTTCAATTAATACTTTACGAGCTGCTTCAATTGCTTTTGTTTGTAATTCGTACATATTTTTAGTCTCCTTTAAAAAATACTAACCATACTGTTTTACCTCTGCGTTGGCCAAATATTGGCTCACTAGGAAGTAACCCTTTAACCATCGGCAACGTTATTTGTTCTTCATTCCACTTAAATATCATCGTTCCATTTGGTTTTAGTACTCGCCAACACTCAGATAACCCTTGTTTAATATCCTCTTGCCATGTTTGTTCTAATCGACCATATTTCAATGCCAAGAATGATTTATCACCTACTTTTAATAAATGTGGTGGATCAAACACTACTAAGTGAAAGCTCTCATCTTCAAAAGGCATCTTGCGGAAATCTGCAACAATATCAGGTTTTACAATTAACTTTCTGCCGTCACATAAAGTTGTATTTTCTGTTCTGTTATCCATGTATACAGTATCTTTGCATTCCCGATTGAACCAAAACATTTTACTACCACAACACGCATCCAATATCTTCACTAGCATTCCTTTATTAAATTCGATTTAACGCTTTCCATTCACTTAACGTAAAAGTGGAAATACTATGTTTCTTAGCAAATTCAAATTCGCCATTACAACCTCGGCTAGACTCCCACTCTGGACACAATACTAAAATGTCACAATGTCCAAGCAGGCTTAAACAGATATCTAAACCTTTTTGATACTCAGGACCCGTTAGATATACATACCCAAAGTTATGAATAGGGGAAATATAGTCATGACTAGTATCATTTAAAACCAAATCTCCCATGATCACATCAATCTTTTTACGATTGCTTTCCTTGCCCCCATAAGGATGGGCGACATAGACTAATTTTTTCTTCATAGCATCAACCTTTCAACGTTTCAATATGTACCCAAATCCCTGTTACTGGATTCCAATACTTTTCTGTAATCTCACTACAAACTTGAGCATCATCATTCCAGTAATTCAACTTGGTCATACAGTCCTTAAATAATTTAATAAGATTATCTGTATCTGGCCGAGTGGTTTTCCAATGTGGCGCCTTACAATTCGCTTTACCAAAACACCACTTGGTAACCAATCGAATAGGTCCCTCTAAAGGTTCACTAGGAACATGATCAACTAAACCATCTAAGAATATTTGTTTAGCCTGTTTCAACTTATCGGATTCATAAAAGATAGGCTTACCATGTTGTGTATTCACTTGCTTAGTTTGATGTGTAACAGTAGGAACCTTTTTAAGAGGAATGAAAAATTCAATAATCAATAACCAATCCTCCTTTATTGAAAATTTAATTGATAATAACCAAAACAATTTTTAAAGCCCTTTTGTAATGTAGGGTTCAACCTAAGGGGAAGAGGTAAGAAAAGGATGATTTTAGAAATCCTTTTCCTTACCCCCTTAGCTTGAATCCACCTTACATTGGGACACAAACAATAACAACATACCTATATATATATATAAGGTGTGTTGTTACTATTGTTAACCTATTGTCAATTTACACATGTTAACAATCTTCAACCTTAAACAACTCACCTTTATCGACATTAAAAATTGGGGTTTCCCTTAAATATCGACGAACGGTCATTTCGCTAACTTCCATAATTTCAGCAACACGTTTAATATCTGCTTTGCCGTTAAATCCATTTTCAGCAGCGGCAATATTAAAAGCATCTACCAATTGCTCTTTTTTCTTTTCCTTAACGGCCTGCTTGCGTTTATTCATCTTGTCTAATCCTTTAGACTGCGGACTATCAAATTGAGCCATTGCAAGGAACCCGTTTGTATCCACCTTGTGAATAGGGTATTCAAACCATAAGTCCACCGGTTTAAACTTAGGATATTCTCGAAGTGTTCCTTCCATTCGCCATGCAGTACATTGGCTAGTATCAATAGGAGCATCTTGGAGTTTATCCTCATTCATGTTCTCGAGTTCAAGTTCTAATAAATCAAGCAATGCATCTGGGTCACGAGCGAATACACCAGAACCGGATGCACGGTCCATAGACCGCTTACCAGTTTGGCTGCCTTTTGAATGGTGATGACAATAAATAACTGCGCATTTAAGTTCAGTACATACCTTGTCAAACTGATTACAGAAATTTGCCATTTGATCAGCACTATTTTCGTCACCTGTAATAACCTTATAGATAGGGTCAATAATGATAGCTTTGTAGTTACGTTTTTGAGCTCTACGGATAAGTTTAGGTGCCAATTGGTCCATTGGTAATGACTTACCACGTAAATTCCATATGGATATGTTTCCAATGTTTGTTGGTTGCTGCTCAAGGGCCTCATATACATCTTTAAATCGATGTAAGCATGACGCTCTATCAAGTTCTAAATTGACATATAGAACTTTACCTTGTGTACAGTCAAATCCAAACCATGGCTTACCTTCAGCAATGGAAATGCATAATTGAATTAACGCAAATGATTTGCCTGCTTTAGATGGTCCGGCAATGAGCATTTTATGTCCTTCACGAAGAATTCCTTCAATTAATGGAGGTGCAAGGTCTGGCATGTTATCCCATAGTGCATCAAGTTCTTCTGGTTCCGGTAAATCATCATTAATGGATGCGATCCATTCCTCCCATTCCTTATAGTTTTCTTTGCCAATGTTGGTTGCCATAAGGAATTGGGGGTTGCCATCTCGCATAACGCCCGGCATTCTAGATAATCTACTAGGATTACGATTCTTTTTATCCGGCTTGAAGCCATTCTTTTGAGCAATGGAATATATAAAGTCAACACGCTTTCTGTATTCCTCATAGGAGTAAGCATCAACTTTAACGATGGCATGAATCGATTTACCACCACTAAATACCATGGCTGCAATTGGTAATTCTAATTGTTCAAGAATAGCTTTTTGCTTTCCGAGCGACATGTTGTCAGATTCTAATAACATATACCGAAATGCGGTTACGTTATCATTTTTAACCCCTTTACCATCAATTGGATTAAAGCGAATCCATGCACCCATTTCTTTGTTAAAGGTGCCAAACACATTTTCTAATTGCGTTGTGCCGTTAATACCATCTAGGATTTGTTGTACCGTACGGCTATAATTTCCCATCGTAGGAGACTGTTTTCCGTCCGGTAATGCAAATGTATTAACTACATATCCAACGTACTCCTCCGGCTCAAATAACGTAGTCAGATATGTAACAATATCTTGTTTACGTTGCTCTAAAGGATAAGATTTAGGAATCGTAACATCGGATTCTTCTATCCAGTTCTTATCAACGACTTGATATTGTTCCGGAGTTGTGGCCAATACCATGGAATCAAAACTTAATGCCTCATTATTTTCAAGCTTACGTTTAGATGTCCATCCGTTTTCTTTTGCCATTTGAGTGATCGTGGCACCGGTAACAAGTTTCCCAGTATAGCGACCAAAGGATTCCCATTTAGCAGCACATTCACCCTCATGGAATCGTTCTCCATCATCTGCAGACCATTCTTCCCATATAAACATAGGATAGCCCTCTTGATGGAGAGCAAGTCCTACGTTTAACCATTCCTCATAGGAGCATTGGGCAGGGTCTATATATTCGAGTAGTTCTCGTAAATCAATTTTGCTTTCCATGTTTACTCCTTACCATTGAGGAACAAATTCTTCTACAGGTGGCTTGTATGTAGCAGGCACTACACCTTTAGGAATGCGCCAACCACTAGCACTAATACGACTAATCATCTTAGAGGCTTGGTTATTGCTCCATGTTCCTACATTTTTAAATCCTTTGTTTTCAAGGAATCTAATTTGTTTAGGTGTAGACAATCCTTCTTCACGACGTTTTTGCAATCTATCAATTAGCATAGATGCTTTGCCAGCATCTTCAATACTGTCACCATTGATACCAAATTGCTCAAGAGTTTTCTTTTGGCTATCCGTAATCGCACTCATTTGCCAACCAAAGGCTGGAACATAATGGGTAAGGTCTTCAGCTTGGATAGAAAACTCGAATTGCAATGGATCAACAAGTTGTGCTTTTTTCTTACGCATAGCAGCGAGTTCTTTTGCAAGCGCCTCTTCACGTTGAGCTAATACGTCAGATTCTGCATCCCTTTCGCATTCTTCAAGGTCCATTCCTTTTTCTTCAAGAATTTCCGTCATGCGTTTGGCCACATCATCTGACTTAGCGATTAAATGAGCTGGTCTACATAGTTCGTGACGTTCTACATGCCATAGAAAATCTAAAATTAATAGATGATCTTTACCCGGTGAAAGCCGTGTGCCACGTCCTATCATTTGACAATACAAGGCACGAGACCGAGTAGGACGTAATACAATAACACAATCAACGCTTGGACAATCCCATCCTTCCGTGAGCAACATTGAATTACAAAGTACATTATATTTACCTTCAGCAAATGCTTGTGTAATTTCTGTACGGTCTTGGCTTTTACCGTTTACTTCTGCTGCTTTAAATCCTCGCTCGTTGAGAATTTCACAGAATCGTTGACTGGTAGCAATTAATGGTAAGAATACGACGATTTTTCTATCTCTGTATTCCATTAATTTGTTGGCTATTTCCTCTAAGTAGGGCTCTAATACCCTACCAATATCACCTACGGAAAAATCGCCAGTTGAAATCTTAACCGATGAGATATCTAATGTGAGCGGTAATGTTTGTACTTTAATCTTAGATAAGAACCCCTCTTGAATAGCTTTAGGCAAGGTGTATTCAAATGCTAAACTTTCAAATACACGTCCTAAATTTTTCATATCCGAGCGATCTGGTGTGGCCGTAACTCCCAATACTTTGGCTTGGTCAAAATAATTTAATATAGCTTGATAACTACTAGATACAGCATGATGTGCTTCATCAATGATAATGACATCAAAGTACGTTTTACTGAACATTGACAATCGTTTGTCTTTGCATAAGGTTTGAACTGAACCTACTATGATGCGGTCCCATTGTCCAAGACATGTATGTTCAGCTTTTTCCATTGCCGTTGTAAGCCCTGACGCACTCATAATTTTGTCAGAGGCTTGCTGCAATAGTTCTTCACGATGCGCAAGGATAAGAACACGCTTACCCCTGCGAACCGCTTCCTCAGCAACTTTGGCAAAACAAATCGTTTTCCCTGTACCAGTCGGAAGAACCAACAATGTTTTATTAACCGTTTCCCATTCATGCCATATCGAGTCTACAGCCTGTTGTTGATACGGTCTAAGTTTCATTAGAATGCACCGTATCCATTGGTTTGAGCATTAGGACTTGCAAAACATTTTTTTATTTCGTTACGAGTACCATTATTACCATCATTTTTCACATAGCCTTGTTGTGACA